CTTTCGACGGCGGCAGATCTTAACGAGACCAGTCTTGAGCAGTCTCTGATTGATATTGCCAGCTTTGTTGATGAGCGCGGGCTTAAAGTTGCGGTACGTGGAATGAAGCTGATTATCCCAAAGGAACTCCAGTTCACTGCGGATCGCCTGCTTGAGTCCACTCTTCGTCCCGGTACTGCGGATAACGACATCAATGCCATGCGGAACATGGGTATGCTTCCGGAGGGCTATGCCGTTAACCACTTCCTGAGCGACACGGATGCGTTTTTCATTATGACGGATGCCCCGAACGGCCTGAAAGGGTTTAACCGGACGGCTGTGCGGACTTCTATGGAAGGCGACTTCGACACTGGTAACGTGCGGTATAAGGCTCGCGAACGCTATGCGTTCGGCTGGTCCGATCCTCGCGGCATCTTCGGGTCCCCCGGAGCGGCGTAAGAAAAGGGGGAGAGGAAACTCTCCCCCACTTTCTGGGAATCATAGCCCTAGCGACTGTCCCAGCAGACGCTTACGAAGACTCTAGGGTATATCTCTCGTAAGGAGAAAGCAGATGGCTAATACGACTTTTAACGGTCCCGTCCGTTCAGAAAACGGCTTTAATGACATTTCTGTTGCTGACGCAACCGGCGCTGTAACAACCAACAGCACCTTCAGCAACAACACATCTATCGGCGGCACCCTTGCTGTCACGGGTTATGCCGCGTTTACAACTGGCGTTGCCAACCCCACGGGTCTTTTAGGCGGAAGCATTACCGCGAAGACGCAAATGGCTAACGCTTTTGCTGCGGCCATGGTTAAAAACACCCACTATCTCTCACCCGCTAACGGCGCTGCGATTACAGCCACGTTACCCGCTCAGGCAAGCTCTACTGTCGGAGATGTGATCATCGTTGAATACCAAGTCCTTGCTGCTAACGGCGCAACGCACAAGTTTGGTACTGCCGGTGAGTTCTTTATGGCTAAGTCCGCCGTTTATAAGAAGACGGGTGCGACCGGCTCTGCGGTCGGTCTTATAGATACGGTTGATATAGCCGATGGAACCGGCGACGACTTCCTTAATCTTGTTGGGCTTACTAATTCGGGTCCGGGCATTGGAAGCTACGTTGTCTTCTCCTTTAACGGCACCCTCTGGAGGGCCGAAGCTCGTTGTACGTCTTCGGGCACAGGCGCAGCCGCCAACCTTTCTGTTTTTGCTACATCGTAATTGAGTAGGTGCAGATTGCATAAAGCAGAAGGGAGGGGGATACCCCTCTCCCTTTCTGAAAGGAGACTACAATGGCGGATGCTGTAACGGCTACCACAGTAGAAGACGGCCCTAGAAAGGCAGTTATTTACTGTACGAACACAAGCGACGGAACAGGTGAAGCTGCGGTTGTTAAAGTAGACGTGTCTGCGCTTGCGTCCCTGCAAGACGGGACGGCCTGCACCGGGGTTCGTATTGAGAAGATCACGTTCACCAATGTCGGGATGGGGGTCAAACTTCTCTGGGACGCTTCCACCGACGTTATTGCGGCGGAACTTCCGGCGGATTACTCAGACACCCTAGACTATTCTGACATGAGCGGTCTTCCCAATGCTGCTGCCTCTGGTGGTAAGACGGGAGACATTCAACTTACAACAGTCGGGCACGGCAGTGGGGACACGTATTCAATCGTGCTCTACTGTTTGAAACAGTACTGATGTAGGCCAGAGAAGTGGCTGAGAATCTAGGGCGCAAAAATGAGTTGGAAATCCGGGAGATCCGAGGGGATTTGAAGCTGCTGGACCTGAAGCTGGACACCATAAAAACCAACGATCTCCACCACATACAGAAGTCGTTGGACGGATCTCAGAGGGTCATGTGGGCCGTGGGGTTAATGGTCTTAGGACATTTAGGGGTTGCGATAAAGAGCGCCCTTTGGGGTTAACATGAAAGGTTTCTCATACCATGGCTGTTTCCGGGTCTAAGGATTTTGAGCCTAATGTGGCCGACTACGTCGAGGAAGCCTTTGAGCGCTGCGGTCTAGAGTTTAGGACGGGCTACGACGCCGTAACTGCTCGCCGGTCCATGAACTTCTTGTTTGCCGATTGGGCTAATCGCGGCCTTAACCGCTGGACTATTAACCAGGTCAGCCAGACCGTTGCTGCCGGTATCTCGTCGTACCCCACAGGAACCATAACAGCCACTGTTGGGTCTTCCGCAAGCTTGACCCTTGGGGAGACGATAACAGGTGGAACCAGCGCTGTTACTGCCGCCATCATAACAAAGCCGAGCGCCACAACGGTAACCCTGACAGTGCCTTCTGGTACGTTTACGTCCGGGGAGACGATAACAGGTGGAACCAGCTTGGCTAGCACCACGATCAGTGCAAGTCCCAGCCTTGATGACGTTCAATCTACCATTGATATTTTGTCTGCCGTAGTTCGCCGTAGCGACTCTGATATCTCCATCAGCCGGATTAGCCGGGATGACTATCTAAGCATCCCCACCAAGTCGTCAACGGGCAGGCCGATACAGTTCTACGTAGATCGACAGATAACGCCGGTTCTTAAAGTGTGGCTCACCCCCGAGAATAGTACGGATATTATAATTTACGACCGCCTTGTCCGAATAGACGATGCGGATTCGTCAATAAACACCGTAGAGGTCCCCTTCAGGTTCTACCCCTGTCTGGCCGCGGGTCTGGCGTACTATATTTCAATGAAAAGAGCCCCCGATAGGATGCAGTTCCTAAAGGCCGTTTACGAGGAGGAGTTTCTTAGAGCCGCCGAAGAAGACCGGGATCGCGCAAGCTTTAGTGTTGTCCCCTCGTACAGTTATCTTAGCGGAACGTCGTAATGGCGCGGTTTGCTTCAAATAAGTACGCTTTGGGAATCTCAGACCGTTCCGGTGCTGCATATCGTTTGAAGGACATGCGTAAAGAGTGGACCGGAATGCTCGTCGGCAAGGACGAGTGGGAATCCAAGCAGCCCCAGTTGACGGTCCTAAAAACTCCCGCAGACCCGCAAGCCCTGCGTAATCCACGGCCTGACAGGACGGAACCGGCGGTTACCGTTCTTCTTCCCTTTGACGCTTTCCGTTCGGGAAGTGGCGGGTCTGCGACCATAACAGTTACGGAACCGGGGCACGGAAGAAGCACGGACGACACGGTTCGGTTCCGCGATGTAGACCCCTTCGACGGGTTCTCCTCGGCAACTATCGAAAGTTCTGCCGGATATTCTATAACTAAAGTTGATGATAGTAGTTACACGTTTAGCGCCAGCAGTGGAACCGCAACAACGGGTGATGTAGAAGGGGGCGGTGGAGTCTCATCTGCGGGCCCCGTAACCGTGAGCGCATAAAATGGCATATACCTATACGACGCTAAAGACAGCGATACAGGACTACGTGCAGAGCACGGAAACGACTTTTGTCAGCCAGTTGGCGCGTTTTATTCTGAATGCAGAAGAACGCATTTTGAAAGAGTGCCAGCTTGACGTTTTTCGCAAGTCCTCGCAGGGCACGGCGTCTTCCGGTAATGCCTATCTTGCAAAACCGAACGACTTTCTGGCGCAGAACTCGTTGAGCGTCATCAACGGGTCCAGCAAAGAGTTCTTGCTGTATAAACAAGCCACCATGTTGCAGGACTACACGCCCAACCCCGCAACTACCGGGGTCCCGGAGTATTACGCAGACTGGGACGAAGCCACCTTCTTGTTGGCTCCCACTCCGGATTCCAGTTACACAATGGAGCTTCATTATTTTTATCGCCCTCAATCAATCACTGTGTCCTCTGATGGGACAAGCTGGTTGGGCACGAATGCGGAATTAGCCTTGCTGTACGGGGCGCTGGTCGAGGCCTATACGTTCCTGAAGGGCGAACCGGATCTTTTGGCTCTGTATGATAAGCGCTTTCAAGAATCCATGCAGTGGATGAAGAATCTGGGTGAAGGGCTCCAGACGCGTGATCAGTACCGGTACGACCGTATACGTAGAGAGGCTCAGTAATGCCCGACGGTTTGGCAACCAGCGAGATGGGGAACGCCCTTGTCTTTACCTCCAATAACGGAGGCCACTCCCCGGAGCAGATGGCCGAGATGGCTTTAAACAAGATAATGCAGGTCT